TCACGAACTAGGCGGGGCAGAACAACGCGCAGGCAAGGGATCTGTCGCCGCCATCACTATAGAGGATGGTGTCTGGATCGGCGCGAGCGTTACCGTGATAGGCACAGTAACCATAGGGGCCACGTGATCCAGGGCAAAGAACCCGATTTCTGCGCCGTCCGTGTGGATGTTCCACAGGTCGATGCTGTTGTACTCGCCAACACGGATGCCGCCGGAGTTGATGGTCGTCCGGTTGTAGCCCACAAACTTTATATCCGAGAAGGAAACCTGCGCCCGGTCCACGGTGTACACGCCCCAATCGACAGCAGCTCCCGCCCGATCGTAAATGGCTGTCGGGGTGATCCTGGGGCCACCCATCGCCGGTCCTTGGAATTTTATTTTGGTACGGGACAGAATGCGCGGGAATCCGTAACCGCCTGGGTACGTGCCAGCTGCGTGCTGTATCGTCCATTGCCCGCCAAGGACCGGGCCGTAGTTCTGAAGCGCATCAAGCGCTGATTGCACGCTTTTTGGTTCGCTGTCCGACAATCCGTCGTTTGTAGCAAGGCCGGCAGGTGAGACAAAGATCGTGTTGGATCGATTGCTTGCCGGGTCTACAAAGAAGTTGACGCCGTTGCGGACGATGTACCCATTTCCGCGGTGCCGGACACCATGCAAGTTTGGTATGTTGCCCGTTGTCTTGTACCCGCCGTTCGGCCAGAACATCACCGCGCCAGTCGAGAACGCCTGTGCAACTGCGGCGGTGACTGCTGCGGTGTCATCGGCGGAGGCGTTTCCCTTGGCGCCGTAGTCCTTGGGGTTGATCATTAGCTCGCCTTTGCCGACTTTACTGTCAAGCGCAGCCCGCGTTGGCGCGTCAATAGGGTTATCAAGGATTCCCATGGGCGTGTTTCCTTAGCTGACCGTAATGGCTGGTCGGTTTGTTACGGACCCGTTGTTGCTGTCACGAGTCACCGCAGGTTGAGTGAAAGTAAGCGTTGGCGTGCCAACGCGGGTGATGGTGTAAGAATTTGTGGCTCCCGGCCACGTAGCCGAGGCGGTAGCGGAGTAAACCCCTGATGCCCCGTCGGGCCATTTGACCTGCGCTGAGATTGCGACGCCGTTAGCGTCGCGGGTGATGCTCCCGGAGAACAGCGCCTCAGGGTCACGGGCAAGAGCTAGCAATGCTGCCTCTAGGTCGTCTTCAAGGTCGTTCAGGCGGGCGGCGGAGAGTGGCGTGTTGCCGATAACCCCGTCATTCCATGTGCGGCGTGCCATGCTAAACGTCCCATCCGTGAGCCCGCGCGGCGGCGGTAAGTTTGTCGATCTGTGTTTGCTGGGCTTGGACTACGGGCAGGAGCGCCACGCCCAAAAGGTCATACCGGACGCCGTCAATCTCCCCGCCGTAAAAGGTGACTATTTCCGGGAGGGTGAGCGCGACTTCCTCAGCGATCAGCCCGAACTCGTTCTTAGCGCCTTCGATCTTCTGTTCTGGGCCGATGAGCCGGTTGCCGTCCGCGTCCTCCGGGTAACGGAACGTCGCTTTACGGTCATACCGGACAGGGCGGAGAGCCAACACACCAGCAGGGTCCACCGTGTGGGTGACGACGTTTTCCTTGTACTTGATAGAGGAAACGTTCCTACCGAAGTGGAACCCGCCATCATTACCCACCCACACCGCGTAGAACTCGGTGCCAGCGACGTTGTTCGTCCACCCGTATTGTGAACCGTCTGCCTGCGGCACGGTCCCGGACGTGATGTCCGCACCGACGTGCGTGTGAGCCGAGGGGGTGAACGTGGAAGGCTTCCCGGAAACGGCATCCCATGTGGTCGTCTGGTTACCCAAGCGAACCCACGTCGAACCAACCAGAACCTCAACCCCATACTCGGCGGGCGCGGTTTCAATCAGCGAACCAAACCTGGCGACAGGTGTCGTACCAGTGGCGTTGTACGCGACGAACGTGCCCGTAGTGGGGTCAACGCTCACACCAACGGTCCCGTCAGGGCGTTTGAACTGCATCAACCCGTTCACAATCACCCCGTCAGGGATAACCCCGATACCTGCCGTGGCGAGGATGTTCGCTGGCCCGTACTCCCGCAGCAACCGTTCAAAGTCAGCGAGCTTCCTTGCGATCCAGTCATCCCCCGTGAACTGGGAACCTAGCTGTCCAGGCTGCGGCATTCAGATACCCCCGATGGATGTCACGTCAATAAGTGGCTGTATGGTGTTTGCGTCCATGCGCCAACCAACGCAGCGGCCCGTACCGTAAATACCGTCAGGCCATGCGGGTCCGGTGAGGTCGAACCCGATGTCATCCCCGATGAACCAGTCTTTGCCGAGGCGTGGAGCCTCCGCCCGGTTCGCCGTGATTTCCAGCCCAAGCCCGCCGTCTTTCATCGCGGCAAGAGCGCGGTCAGCGTGAGCGTCAAGGGTGGCTGTGTCGGTGATCGACGTTGACGGCGACCACCTGTATTCGAACGCGGGCCGCATGTCAGTCGTGTTCGCTTTCTGGGACGACTGCGGGCGGGCGTCATCAACACCAGACGAAACCGCGATGACACGGTTAGCACCCAACTGGGAAGTGTACGACTCGCCCAACTCCGCCGAAGTGACGGAACCGGGAAGGTAAAACTGTGCTGCGGGTTTCAAACCGGACGGCGCGGACCTTCCTATACGGTTACCCACATAGAAGACGGGCGTGATGAGGTTGTTGACGTTCTCCCACCCAACAGTCCACTCCGGGCCGCCGATGACGCCGGCGAGGTCGCCAAGGACCGAGTACACGGTCTTGTCCTCCACGGCTTTGTAAGAGCGGTCCCGCGCAGTGCCGTTGCTGCCCACTACCTGCACGCGGATAGCGATGCCAGCCATGGCGGCCGTTGCAACGTAGGACTCGACAAGGTCTTTCGCGATCAGGTTTTGTGCCGTGCCGGTATAGGTTCGGTTCCCAACGAAACGCCGGTCAAAGTACGCCTCGGGGGTTGCCAGGGAGAGCTCGACCTGACCTGCATGGTTGGTGCACCGGTCGATGACCATTCCACCCCAGAGCGGGGTTGATCCGTCGTCATCGAGGCAGACGATCCACACGGCGCCGGGGCGGGTCGCTTGCCGCCAGTTCGGTGGGGCTGACAGTGCCGGGAGGGACGCGGTTTGTGTTTCGTAGCGCATCATGGTGCACCCGAACATGCCCCGTAGTTGGAGTTCGGGGAGGTCCGCGATCATTCGGCCGTTGTTGACGTTCACGGCGACCCAAGACAAAGTCACGCGGACCCCTCCCGATTCAGTTATTCAGCTTCGTGCTTGCCCTCGTAGACGGGCGTAGTCTCGGCGTTCGTCGCAGACGGGTTACCGTCACGAGCTCCCGAAACAATAGAGGTGAGGACCGACGCCAGCGCTGCCGTTGCAGCGACCGAAAGCATCTCGTTCCACGGCAGATTGGTGATGCCGATAGCGCCCGTGGTCATGAACCCGAGCAGCACCTGCGCGAAGGTCTTGACGGCGCGTTCGCCAGCGGCAAGCCAGAACTGTGCGCTCAGCATCTACTTGCCTCCCAGCAACGCGGCAACCTGCTTGGCGGTCTCAGCCGGCACAGCGGCAGTAACAGCCGCAGCGATCTGCGCTGGATCCAGCGCAGCCAACGCGGCGTAGACAGCGCCCGCATGACGGACACCAGCCTCGCCGGGAAGTAGCGCGGCGTTGATTGTTTCAACGTTCTGGACCAGATCGTAGAGCGGACCAGCGTTGCGCTTGCCAGACTCTCCGGGGGCCGCGATGTTTCGGATTTCCGCGATGATGCGGTCAACTGCGTCAGACACTTCGGTCTCCTGTGGATCAGTGGTTGGCTTTTTAATGTCGCCGGCTGGGCCGATGGAGGCGGAGCCGAGATAGGGGAGAGGGTTCACGCGCCCGTAGAAGCGGGCGTTCAGGTTGTAACCGTCAGGCAGCACCTCGAAGTGGAGGTGCGGCCCGGTGGATCCGCCCGTGTTGCCGGACAGTGCAATGGCGTCACCCTCATTGACCCACGCGCCCTTGGGAACGATGTTGCGGGACAGGTGCCCGTAGATACCTATGAACGTCCCGTGATCAATGACGATGCAGATCCCGGCGAACCCAGGGGCCACCCACCACGGATTGTCCGCGTAAGTGCCAGTCATCCACCCGGAATGAAGCACCCTGCCGGATGCTACGGCGGAAACCTCAGTACCAACCGGGCAGCTAAAGTCAATGCCAGTGTGCCCGTCTGGCTGGTAGTTGCCGAACTGCTGAATGATCCAGTAGTCAGGAGAGCCGGGGCGTATGTTCGCAGTCGGGTTGTCCCCGAAATTCTGCGAGACAGGCGCTTTCACGGGATAAGTCATTGCCTTGCCTCCGGCGAGTTGACGTTGATGGTGGTCGTTGTGGGTGGGCACTGCGCAAGGTGGTCCTCAAGCTGCTTATGCTGCTTGTCAATGGCGTCCCGCAAAGACTTCCCACTGTTCGGGAACAGCTCATGCCGGATGGTTTCCAGGAGCTCGTCCTGCCGGTCCATGCGCTCGAACAACCCAGGAATCTCTTTCTGCCCGGATTTCTTGTCCTCGGGGACGCCGTTGATGCGGTCAAGGAACCGGCCCCACTTCCGCAGAACCGGGCCAACTTTCCAGATGATGACCCCGGCAAAACAAAAGGCCCCCAACCAGGGAGCCACGGCGATGATGTCAGTTATCCACTGAGGGGTCATGTCGTTGGCCACGTCGTTCCGTCGCAGATGATGAACGTGGACGCCGCGGCGACACCTGAGAACGCGGTAGGCGTCTCGAACGTCACCGCGCCGGACGGGTTCACATACAGTCGGCCCCAGCCGCCCATCGCAGTGGATGTCGGGACGATGACCATCTTGTTCGTCATGGGCCGGTAACCGGAAGGCACGGTCCCAAGCGTGTACTGCGTGTTCGCGGTCATCGTGAGGGTGCCTGTGGCGCGCTGCCACGCTCCCTCGAAGATCACGTCACCGTCTGCGTTCTGCGTGACCTGAGGTGCCGCGTATCCCGCGCCTAGAGGCAGGTACAGAGAATCAAGGGTAACTGTCGCCCTGCCACCGACCCAGCGGGAGCCGTTGTAACGGAGCACCCGGTCAAGGTCAAGCCGGTCGATACGTAGGCCCTCATACGCGGTGAGCGTGGCCTGTTTCGCCGCGTCCGCGACAGGCTGAATACCGCCCGCAGCAACAAACCGCGCTGTATTCAGAACAGCAGTAGGAGAACCACCGGCAGCGACCGGGACCGTGATTGTCCCAACAAGGAACGACCGCGCCGGCAAGTCAGGCGCGACAGGGGTCGCGGAGGGCGTCCCCGCAAGATACAACACAGGCGCCGTGAGCGCGCCAGAACCGTCACCAGCGCTCGAATCGTTCACCTGAATGTAAACGATGTCCTTACGGCCGTAAGTAGCATCCGCAGCCGTCACCGACCCCGACACGTTCTGGTCAGAGGCCCAACGATACGAACCCTGGACCGAGGACGCGTTAGGCGTGATAACAGCAGAACACGGACCCAGCGTCCACGTCGTAGAAGTCGCCGTCAGGATGCCCGAGCCCGTACCGACACGGAATCCCGGCACGGCCCGCATCGAGAACCCCGACCCGCCACCATACAGGGGCGCGTTCGCTTGGCGTTCATTCGACGCGGAGTATGTTGGGGCGCCGCCACTGGCGTCCATTGGTTGGCAAGTAATAGTCATGGGTTAGCTCCAAGAGGGCTTTGTAGTGACCGTCAGTTGGGCGGTGGCGCTGTACGCGGCGGCGCTGAAAGCAATGTCGTTATCGCCAGGGTCAAGGGAGAACCAGCCGCGGGAAGTCACGTAGCCGGCGCGTGCTGCTTGGCCTTGGGCGAGGACTTCGCGGCGGTCCATGTCCACAGTCACGAACTCACCCGAGGTGAGTGCGAGGGAGGTGGCGAACGTGAGGGCTTGTTTCTTGCCGATGTGTGTTACCGTCCACCCGCCTGCGGGGATAGGACCGTCAACGCGGAGCCACACAGGCGCTTGGGTGTTGCCGGTGTTGGTGAGCCTGACGACGCCCGTCTCGGACACACCCGTGTACGTGATCGGGTACGTCGCCGGGTATGTGCGCCCGCCAGAGCTCGACGGCAACGGGGTTGATACCGTGATCAGGTCCCCGAACTTCCGAGGATCCCTTGCTGAGACAAGAATCGAATAAGACCCAAGAACATCAGTGATCGGATCCGTAATGACCTCACCCTGACGGGCCACCATGCAATTCCGCAGACGGGCTCTCTCCGCCACAATCATCAAACGCTCATCAAGGGTGATCGCCTCATTCAAACGATCAAAAGCGTCCTCTAAAGCGGTCAAGTTCGGCGCGTGAATCAGCCCCCCAAGCGTCATGATCCGGGCCGGGACAAACGGTTCGGTACCAGTAGCACCATGCCCACGGGCGCGCTGCTGCAACTCAAGTGTCGTACCCGGCGAACCTGACCAACCATCAAACTTAGTCAGCGACCAGCGCACCCCGTAAGCGTCCGTGTCGCCAAGAACCAGATCACCGAACGCCACAAGCCGTCCGTGATCGTTTAAGAACCCTGGGTAAATGTTTGGGCTGGGATACGTTACTGGACTTGGGTAAGGCATCCCAGCCCCTTCCTGTTAGACAGAGAGTTTTTTTGCTCGCCGAGCGAACTCGTGGAACGTTGCGACGGGATCTGACTGGCTGTTGATTTCCAGTTTTTCAACATGCAGACCGGCACGTTGCGCCGGGGCGGCCTGCGCCTGGAATGGGGAATGCCCGAGCTGCGAAGCGGAATACTCCTTGTACTTCGGGAACGTCCCAGCGTTAATAGCCGCCAGCTCCCGGTTGTACTTATCCGACGAGCGCCCGTTAATGACCCACTCTTGACCCTGCAGCGCAATCGGCTTCCCACCGTTCACGAACCCAAGCAGGTTGTCCTTGGACATGTCAGATGGGCGCGGATAAGGCAACCTGCCACCAGACCAGAAACCAAGGATGTCCGACACTCGCCCACCAGATGCGCCACCAGGAGTCTGGTACGCCGCGCCCGTAGCGTAACGGTTCGCCGTGATCATCGAATTAGCCCGCAAAGTGTCCAACTGCGCTTGAGCTGCCGAGATGTCAGCCTGCGCGTAGATCGTAACAACCTTGCCGTTCACGCCATCAGCCTTAGCCTTCACAGCGTCAAGCTTCGCCGTGGCCTGGTCATTGACCCACGTCTTAATCGGAACATCCTTCGGGATGCCCAACGCCTTACGCGCCATGTCATCAGCCGCGTCACCCGTGATGCCGAACTGGCCCGCAGCAGCAACCAAATCGTCATAGCTAGCCTGCAAAGAACCCTGCAAACTGTCTTGCGCCGCCTTTGACCCTTGCGTAGCGAGCGTCTCAGCAGCCGTAGCCTCAGCCGTCGCCATCGCAGCCTTCGCGATGTTGTTATAAGCCGTCTGGTTATTCCGACCCGCTTCGGTAGTCACGTCAAGCGACGTACCATTCTGCGTGATAGAAGCAGTCAAAGCGTCAAGAGCAGCCTCATACTGGATCGTTGCGTCAGACGCAGACAAGGACAAGTTACCGGCATTGAACAAGGCCTGAGTGAACTTCTCAATGTCAGCAATCGAACCATCAGCAGAAAGACCAACCTCACCAAGGTCCGCCGCTAACTGCTCAGCGGCAGGCGCGGCGCCCTGCATAGCGCCGGTAGCTCCCTGAGCCCCAACCTCAATCCGGCCCATCGCAATACCGAGCAACGTTGAATCATCCGTGGACTTACCAGCGGCCTTAGCCTGTTCCTCAAGGCTCTTACGATAGGCAGGCATGTACTCAAGCAACCGCTTCAACGACTGCTCGGAACCGTCCGTTTCCGTAGCCATCGACCGGAACGACTCAGCAGCCTTCTTAGCATCCAGGCCGGCAAGGGTTTCGCCCATCTGCTGGAACCGGGCCCTCGCCCGTTCAGAAGTGGACTCAGCCTTGATCATCCCAAGAGACAGGACCCCGATAGTGTCAGTGGCAATGTTGTCAATGTTGCCCCAAAGGCCAGGGTCAGCGATCTTGTCGACAGCCGTCTGGAACGAATTCACACCATCCTCTTTAAGGATCAAGTCTTCGAATGACTTGCCTAGCGTGTCAGCTCCGATTGCTCCGCGGGCTGCTTCTCCTGAGAAACGTTTGAGCGCATCAGCGGTCTGACCAGTCGGCTTGTACAAGTCATTGATCGCAGGCTGAGCAACCAAAGACGCGGCACCAACAGCGGCGATACCCGTAGCAGCACCAGCCGCCACAGACCCCAGCCGAGACATGCTCGCCCGCGCACGCGACCCAGCCGGCGCCAACGTATCAAGCGCGATCTTCGTCTCAAGGATCTTCGGCGTTAGATTCAGGAACGCCCCAGCACCAAGAGCCGCAACACCCACAAGACCAGTCAGGCCAGCAGCGGCACCAAGGACCGGGCCCGGTATCTGACCTATCCAGTCAACAACATCCTCAGCGCCCTGCGCCAGGCCCCGCAGGAAGTCATTCGCCCCTGAACCGGATTTGAGGAACACCGAGTCAATCGACCCGCCGAGCTTCTCAATATCCCCGGCAAGGTTGTTCTGCATACGGGCCGCAGTCTCCGAAGCGTACCCCGCATCGTTAACCGCGTCTTCCCACTTCTGAATCCCGTCCGCGCCCTGTTCATACAGGATGTTCGCCGCACGCACCGCATCAGAACCAAAGATAGTTTTCAGGGTCGCGTTACGCTGCTCATCAGACATGCCCTTGAGCGCGTTCTGCAAGATACCCGCGTACTCAGACATGCCAACAAAGTTGCCCTGAGCGTCATACGCGCTGATACCAAGCTGGTCCATCAGCGCGGCAGCTTCTTTAGAGTTCGGATTCAAACTCATCAGCATCGTCTTGAAAGACGTGCCAGCATCCGAACCAGTCAAACCAGCCGACGCGAACGACGCCAAAGCGCCCGTGGTTTCCTCAATCGTCAACCCCGTGGACGCAGCCACAAGGCCCGACTGATTCAACGCCGCGCCAAGATCCTGAACCGAACCCTGAGCCTTACCCGCACCAGCCGCCAGCAAGTCCGCGACGTGCGGAACCTTGTCACCCGAAAGCTTGAACTGGGTAAGGGCAGACGCGGCTATTTCCGCGGCCTCGCCCACATCCAAAGAACCAGCAGCAGCCAACGCCAGGGAACCATCCAAACCGCCCGCAAGGATGTCCTTCGTGGACACACCAGCCTTAGCAAGTTCCTCAATGCCCTTCGCCGCCTCAACAGCCGAGAAAGACGTGTCAGCGCCGGCCTTCACAGCAGCGTCACGCAAAAGCTGCATGTTAGAAGCGGACTCATGCGTTGCCGCATCAACAGAAGACATCTGCTTATCGAAGTCAGCGAAAGACTTCACCGCCAGCCCAACACCAGCCGTGATAATCGCACCAGCGCCAGCCACGGCAGCACCAGTGCGCTCCCACGCCTCACTGTTCTGCTGGGCATGCTGAGCGATCTTGCCGAAACTGGAAGCAGTCAACCGCCCCGCATCCTCAGCAGCCTTGCCAGCGAGGTACGCTTCCTTCGAGAAGGCTTCCAGCCCATGTGCCGCCGCCTGCTGGGAGGTAAGCGCCTTGCCATTCATATCAACGAGCTGGCCGGTCTTGTCATACTGCAAGCCCGCAGCCTTGGCGGCGTCCTGATGTGCCTTGGCTGTTTTCGCTAGCTCGTCGGCATGCTGCTGAGCTTTCTTGCCAGCTTCCTCAGAAGCCTTCTTGGCTTTCTGAGTAGCCTCAGCAGCATCCTCCATCGCCTTCTTGAAGTTGAGGATTTCCGCACTGAATATAACTTTGACGCGGCGCTCAGGCATATTAACGAACCTCGCAATGTGGTTAGATAGAGGGCATAGCAGAAACGCGGCAACAAACGCCCGCTAAATACCGTTGGTTCCTATGGGGAGGACTCGCCCTATGGCTGCTGTCCGCGCTGCTATTCGCCGTCAACACGGGCCCATTCAAAGCAACACCACTGCAATGGACAGGGCTCGCGGGTTTCCTGCTATTCGTCTGCGGCTGCATCCAAACGTGGCGACACCGTAACCGGGCGACGAGTAATTAGTTCCTCGTCAATCTCCGTCGCGTAGAACCGCTGCCCAGGATCAGGCTTGAAATTCTTCTGCCCAGTGTGTTCCTCAACAGCGGCCTGACGCTGACACGTCGTCTCAGCAACCTCGTACAAGCCAGCGTTAGCCTCATTACGGCACTCAAACCGGTTACCGCCACACACATCACACGTACTATCCAGATAGAGCGTGTAAGCGAACTCAAGCAACCGGTCCTTAGTCTCCGATAACGACCCAAGGTAGGCAGACGGCGGACGCTGAAACCGTTCCGACGTTCTAAGCGCAGCGACTACTCGCGACCATCCCCCAGAGTGGAGGACTTCGGCAAAAAATCAGCGCTCACAACAGGAACCTCACTGCACGCACGCCGGTACGCTCCCAGCACCGCGGCGAACTGAGCAGGCCCAATGACCTTCTCAAACCGTGCAACCTGCTCCGCCGTGAACTTAGGCGACACCAGCGCGTCAGCCAGGATCAATCTGCCCATCTCTCCGCCGCCAAGCTTCGGGTTAGCGGACCTGAGCTCGTCCCGCTCATCATCACTATGCCCCTGAACCCGGACAGTCAGCGCCGAATCATGGAACTGCTGAGCAAGTGCCGCGTACTCGGCGCGGAGTTTCTGCGCCCCGCCGCCCATCGACGGGCCATCAACTTCTTCCTCAGCCTCGGCAAGCTCGATCCGCTCAGCCAAAGCGTCAAGGTCAGCGATCAGACCAGCCTTCTGATAAACAGTCACAGAACGCTGCGGACGGTCAGCGCCATCCAGCCAAGCATCAAGGTCAAAATCCTGCGGGGTCGTGCTCATTCTTCGTCCTCCACCGGGATGTATACGACGTTCTTGACCGCGCAGCCTTCAATTTCATCGATAACTAGCGCGCCGTTTTCCGTGCGCTCAAAGACCGTGGCATACACGCCATCTGGCCGGAAACTAAGCTCCTTGGTGTTCATCGCGTCGATACCGAGTGAAGTGAACAGAGCTACATAGGCATCACGAGTTATCGACTCGGGCACGCTAGGAATGGTCTTACTCATGGGTTAGGCTCCATAAAATCAATGTGGGATAGGCTCTCATTGGGAGGTTGGCGGCGCGGAGCCTAACACGCGCCGCCAACCGGTCTAACTAAGCGCCAGCAGCAACCGTGATGTTGTCATACATGCGCTGCGGCTCCATCGGGATACGCCGCTTAATGAAGCCCGTACCATCCGTACGCTGCGGGGTGTCAGTCTGCACCAAACCCCCAAGATAAATCTCATCCGAAGCAGCCCACGGCTCAGTCGAATCCTTATCAGTCTCACGGGCATACCCGTAAACCTCAGAACCCTTCTCCAACAGAGCAGCCCACCCAGTTTCATTCGCGACATCAGGGCCACCAGCAGTCAGGAACTTCCGCCACAACGTGACACCCGTCGTGTGGTTACCCTTACCGATCGCGTTCGAGTTGTTCGCATCGCACAACGCAGGCTCAGACACCTTGTCAGAATCAGTGGCCGTCCAATTGAAATCAGACGCCAGGATGTCGCAAGACAGGTCAATGCCCGCGTTCAACTCCGTCGCCGTAGGGGCGGCAGGGTTAGCCGGGGCGGTAGTAAGGATGGTGAATTTAGTCTTACCATCCGCAAGAACACGTGCCATTTACTTGGCCTCTCCTTCATTAACCGGCGAGGCCGGCTTGTTCGTTTCCCGCGCCTTCTGACGGGGAGTCTTAACCAGGTCATTGAAAGGGGCATCGTCGCGTTCAAGCCACCGAGCAGGCACACGCTGCTTAGCCCCGGTCGTTTTGGAATAGGCATCAACAAACACAGTCATTGGCCCTTACCTTTCAAAGTTTGTTTGAGACAAGTGCGAACTCATCCACAGCGAAAACAGGGTTACCAACGTTCGGGATCGTCACACTGAAATCCGTTTGCGCGTCATTCAGGACAGATTGCCGGAGCTTCGACGGGGACCAGCCAGCCACAACAGGGGTTTTGCGGTTCAGAGCTGCACGCACCTTAGCCGCGACAACACTCACGGAATCACCAGTGAGCCCCGCATAAGTCGCCCGAACCCTGAGCGTCAGAACATCAGGGACATCACACAACGAATCCCCATCAGGACCGCCGCTAGATTCCTCACCAAGATCACCCCAGAAACACACATACGGGTAAACCGGAGACGACGGAACCGACCACATATAAACCTGAGTGCCAGACGGAACCAACGCCCTCACAGCCGCATAATGCTCACGGATCACAGAAGCCCCTCCGTCGCCTTAAAAGCGAACTCATAAAAGTTAGCGGCTTCTTCCAACATCGCGTCCTCCGGGTTCCGCACAGTCCCACCACCAGGGCGGGACGTACCAAAATAGGCGATACCAGCCAACGACGCCGCACCGGCACCAGCAGGGCCAACCTCACCCTCAATAACCCCATCACCAGCGAACCCGTGAACCTTCACGTCATAACTGATCGTCCGCGCCAACTGCTTAAAGTGCTTCGACCCGCGAGCATCCCTACGCATGATGTTCTTCGTGTTCAGCGCCGACTTCTCGACAACGCCCTTGATCTTCGGCACCATGTCAGCTGGTATCTTCCGAAACGACTTCGCCAACCCATCAAGCTCGGAAGCATCCACACTCACGCAATCACTTCCTCAACCCGTGTCCGCTGAGCAGTCGCACCAGTCTTATGGAACGGCTCAGTCACCCGGAACACACGCCCCGTCAACTGCGGATCCAACACAGCATCAGTAATCGTCACAACGTCATCCACCTCAAAGGGGACTGACAAGACCGGCGTATCCCACCGCGTATCCTGCACCGTGTATTGATGACCACCAGCAACCGGATTAGACGACTGAGCCAACGTCTGCTGAATCTTGCACGGACCCGTATACAGAAGTGTTAGCGAGGGGGTTACGTTGCCGTCGCTGTCCGTGATCGGCTCACCAGGACGATGCACCGTGCAAGTGTCAAGCATCAACGACTCAGCCGCGGCACGCATGCCAGGGAGAGCAGCAAGCACATCATCAACGAGACTCATGGTGCGCCACCCTCATAGATCGGAACGCCAGCAATATCCACGCCACACGAGCAGTAGTTAGCACCAAGCATCAGCGAGCACCACGGCAAATGAACGGACGAGCCGCCAACCATATCCAGAGAGAACGCCCCACTGGGCTCCACAAGCCCCAGCAAAGCCCACCACTCATCCAAGATGGTCACGCGGCCCTTGCCGCTCTGGTAAGTCCGGGAAGATGACGCATCATCCACCGAAACGGTAACCTGAGTGGCATCATCAGGCCGCTTGATGTGGTCCGCTACAGCCTCACGAACCACATAATCAAGCTTCGCCTCATCAGGAACCTCAACACCAAGACGAGCCCGGCGTTCCTCGATCAGCATCTGAGCATCACTGATCCACAATTCCCACTGCTGCTCAGTGACCGAACCCGGTTCAGGGGCGGTCCGCCCAAGAGCGACCGCAAGCATCGCAGGCGTCACAGACATGACCGCCCCTTTCCGTTATTCGCCCGAATCAGCCTTACGAGGCCTTCCACCACGACGCCGCGGGGCATCGTCCGGTTCCGTTTGCTGCGCACCGGCTGGAACCCACTCACTACCCAAACGGGTAGCAGTAAGGTCCGAAACCGACATCACAGCGCCGGTCACCTCATTACGCAAACGAGGCATTAAACCGCGTCAACGATCTTCGCGAAGTTACGGTCAACCTCAGCGATACCCCAGCCGTAAACAACCTCAGCGCGGAAAGCAATCTGGTTGTTGCGCTTGAGGTCACCGTTACCGTCAGGGTCACCGAACTCGATCAGCTCAAGGCCGATAGCCTTCTGAACACCCCAGCGAACAGCGGAGAAGTCACCGACGATAGCCAGGAGCTTCGGGTCAACAGCGGCAACGCCAGTAGCGCCGACAGTCCGGGAAGTAGCGGCACGCAGAGACTCGAACACGGAAGTCTCGTTCGAGAACGTGAAGTCCGGGTAAAGCTTCTGCCCAGTGGGGAGACGCTGACCGGAAATCTTCGCAGCGAACTTCGGATCCATGGCGATACCGTTAGGCACACCGTCAGCAGCCAGCAGCGCAGCAACCGCAGCGTCCGTGGACACATACGGGGCATCAGTTGCGACATACTCAACAGCAGTGTCCGCGTTCACCAGACGCTGAGTCATCGCCGCAACAGCAGCGCCGGTCTTCGGGTTGATGCCGTGAATGGCACCGTAATCCAGTGCGCGGGAAAGCGCAGGCTGGATCTGCTCAAGGATCTGCTGGATAACGCCGAGTTGGTGATCCTCGTCAGCCCACTTCACTTCCTCAGTGAAACGAATGGTCTTCTGGAACTTGTGAGGCTCCACAGTCTGCGTGGTCTTGGTAACGTCGTTCGAAGACTTGTTAGAGCCTTCACCGACGTACTCAGCCTCGCCGGAGTCGAACACAAAAGCCTCACCAGGGCCAAACTTCATCGGAACAGAACCCGACAGAAGCGAAATGGTAGAACCCTTGTGGATGTTGTTCACCCAAGGGTCAAGAAGCTGAGTAGGGATGGTCAGCGAGCCAGTAGTCAGAGCGGCCACAATGGGCTCCTATTCTTTGTTGAAAAGTTTCTTCGTGAAATCCCTAAGCGGATCGCCAGGGTTGGAAGGAGTCGCGCCTTCCTTCGGAGCGAAATTGCCTTGCTTCTTCCGCTCCGCTTCCCGACCAGCAAGGCGCTCAGCCTGCGCGGTCAGAGTTGCTTCATCAGATCCGGTGAGGAAAAGGTCAGCATCCGAAGGTTCGCCATTAGGCCCCTTCTTCGCGCTGATCCCGAACTCCGCTGCGACCCTCGAACGTAGAGATTCCGCCTTAGCGGCTGCCATCTCTTTCGCCATGTCAGCGACCCGCTGTTCCAAGGTCAGCGTCTCGCCCGCCTTGGACTTCAAATCGTCGTAGTCGCCAAACTGGTTCTTCGCCTGCTGCGCAAGACGATCACGAACGATGCGATCAACATCAGCCTGAGTGAACGTCTTCCCCTGCGGTTCCGGCTCATTGCCGGCAGGAGCGCCAGGATCGGTAGGGTTGGGTGCAGTAGTCATCGGATTACCCCGTTTCTGTTCCGTCGAACATTTAGACCGGTCTTGAAGCGCGACCGTTGCGCATACCCACGGTTATCCGTGGAAGTGTGAATAATTGGTGTTCAAGTAGGCCCGCAACCGGGCCTGTTGAGCCGGTGTACGGCGCTTCTGGCTAGCGAGATACTGCATCGCAGACGCTTCCTCGCCATAGTCACTAGACGAGAACACCGGCTGGGCCGTGCATTTACACGACCCGTGCGCAGCGAACCTCGCCGTTTCTTGGCTATAAACCGCGCCACGATCCGCGAGCATCCGACAGAACTTGCAATTACCGCTTGCAATCCGCCGCCAACCAACAGCCGAAGGATCCCGCCGCCTGTTCGTCAGGATCGTGTCCCTGTAAGGTCGAGCCGTTTCTAACTGCACAACCTCAGCAAGACGCCCCGCCGCTTCCTCCGGGTTATCCCCAAACAACGGCTGAGAAGCCCACGCAACAGCCCTACGAACCTTCTCAGTCCTGTCCGCAATGATCGGCTCCGCAACATAAAGCTTCGGCGCTGATTCACGCTCCCGCTCATCGTCGTAGAAATCCGCAGCAAGAGCAGAAGACCCAAGCGAGTAATACCCCACGAGGTCAGGAACACCATCAAGCAGAACCGAACGCTTAGCCTCAGCAGAACCAGACAACCCACCAAGAAGCTTCTGAGCTTTGCCGACAGCCTCACCAAGGATCAGCGTCAACCCAGCCTTAGACTCACTGGCCGTCAGCATTGTTAGCCTGCTGCGGGTTCAACGCGGCAACCACGGCCCTACCAGCAGCACGCCGCCTATCAGACATCGCCCGCCTGATCTGCTGTTCATCCAAACCAAGCAACTCAAGCCCGACCTCAGTCTCAGCCAACCACGGAACAACACTTATCTGCTTAGCGCCAGCATCAGCCGCAGCCGACCGAGACAGATAGATCGGGGAGCGCCATTTAGGCTCAATCGAACCCCACTCATCAGGCACAGCCTCAAGACCGCTCTGAATAGCGAGAGCCCGGTTCACGGTGCGCCTGATCGGAACAGACCAGTCATCCATGGCGCCCTCAGCCTCAGCGATCAAGTTTTCCCGACCCGCGATATACGAGCCCTCACTAGTTGGGTTCGCCATATCCGTCAACGCGAAATCAGAATCAGGCAGGTCAGTCTCACGGGCCATCAACTTCGCCAGAGCATTCAACTGCTCCAAGTGAGGCTTAGGTGACTGCCCATCAAACTGCTTCACATCAGCCCGCTGGTTATCCTGCTCCCGATCAGTGCTGTCAGGGATGCCAAACGTGCGGCCCAAAGCGATCTGCCAAGACGCCTTCATGGACCCGTCAGGGTTCTTGAAAATGCCCTCATCAGCGCCAAGCAAGATCAGCTTAGGAATCGTGTAGATATCCATGTGACCCTCAAGACGCACCAACGCACGCAATGCGGCATCCTGGTGAGCCATCACCGGTCGAGTGATACGCGACCGACCCATACGCCTCGAACCACGAGGACGATAAACCAACGGATCCACCGGAACGCCAAACGTGTGCGGCGAACGCTCAACCGACCAGACACCATCAACCTTCTCAGCGCTGATCGTCTCGTTAAACAAGTACAGAACGAACCCGGTAATCCGGTTGTCTTCACGGGCTGTCACTGACAAAAGGTTGTCCAGGGAGCGCTTCCGCACGTTCCATTCCCCGTAGGCGTTCAGCGCGTCCTTAGCATGAACAAGAGCAGCCGGCTCACCAGCATCCTCATCGCCCTTAGTCGTAATCAGATACGACACACCATGAATCAGAGAATCAGTCTCAGCCTGCGAAATCTCCGACATGAGGAAATTGCTTTCCTCAAGCTCCTTAAGCCCAATACTGTCAAGATCACCGTCAGGCCAAATGAACTTATCCAAGTTACAGCGGCGAGCCAACCCGTCAACACCCTTAGCGGCCCAACCCAAAGCCAAACCGATATTTGCGTACTGCGGGGGAATGACATTGCCGATCATCTGAGCCGCACGCTTACCGTCATAGTAAGACGACCGCAACAGGTTCCGGTTCGACTTAGCAGCCAGCGCCTCAGCGTTCCTGTTCAGAACACCCAACTCATCCTCACTGAGCCCAGGAACAGACAGCTTCTCGAACATCATAGAACCACCGCCGTCCTAGATTCAGTCCGCCGCGTAGGACGGTTCACATTATCGTTTTGAGCACCCCAAAGGGCGAGAGTTTCAGCCACAACCGGTGTAATGTCAGACGCCGCATCCTTACGGTTCCAAGCCCAACCACCAGACAAAGGACGTTTCCTAGCAAGCGAAAGCGCAACGTTCACCTGAGGCTGATCAGTGTGCAACACAGACCCGTCAATAACCGCGTCAAAGAACTTCGCACACGCAATCGACATATGCCGGCCCTCAGCAGCCGCCAACGTCACAAGGACATCCGTGCCGATCAGGTAGTGCTTCCCACGGCGCTCCTCAACAAGACCAGACATCTCATCAACAACAACCGCATGAAGACGATTCTTAAGGGCCCGCGACTTCACCCACGGGATAACCCAGTCAACGCCCTTACGAGAATCGTCCAGCTCCACATGCCAGCGCCCATCAGCCCTAAGACCAGCGAGCGCAACAGACGCAATCGAACGATCAGGCGGAACATCAACAGCCAACGTCAACCGATCAATCGCCATAGACGCCGGATCCGCAACCGCGTTCCACGACACCTCATCAATGACCCGCGCAGAATCCTCAGCATCCCAAATGCCAAGAGCCTCGCGCTTGAACGAGTCATCGTCCGTGAGGTTTTCCCGCATGCGCTCGATGGACTCAACCGAAGTCCGGTGAGGAAACGACGGGTTAGCCTTAGCCCACTGCTCACGGTCATCAGGATCAGCGTCATGGTCCGCGGAGAACTCCACATAAACCATGTCCTTGGACTTACCCGAAATCGCCTTAGAACGCCGATTACTGAATTCCTCACCAGGGTCAGTAGGCCGCGGGGGAGTGCCCATAAAGAACAGCAACGCACCAGACTCCTGCTGAGACTGGTTAGCCGCGGGCACCATATCCTCAAGCGCCTTCTCCGTGAGGATCTGAGCCTCATCGAAAATCTCAGCATCAACCTTGTCAAAGCCGCGACCAAAACCCTGCTCACGCGCACCAAACATGATGATCGACCCGTTCTTAAAACGAATCTCCTGCTCACCATTAGACGTGCGGACAGCCCGAATATGCGGCCAAATCTTCTTCTTCCGCACCATCGCCTGCATAGAAGCAAACGTCATAGAAGCCGTGCGGGTACGGTGCGCCGTCCACAAAGCAGTGAAGCCAGGGAAGATCACACACAAAGCAATAATGATCATCCCGACAAGGAACGTTTTACCAACCTGCCGCGGAATCGACAGGACCACGCCGCCAACAGTCGCCGCGTACTTACCATCCTTACGCTTACCAAGCGCAATAGAACCCACACCATGCTGCCAAGAATCAAACGCAACACCCATCTTCGCGCACTGAGCAACAACCCGAGGCCAAGCCGTAGTAACAATGCCCCGCGGATAAACAACCTCACGAGCAACATCACTCAACTTAGGCGGCGCATCAGCCTTAGATGTCTTCCGGGTTGAACTCCCCGTCGCTGACTTCGGCATGAGACTCCGCTTCTTCCTCACGGGCGTCAATCGCCTCGATGTCCCGCACCACCTCAACAAGACGCTTAGTCAAAGCAGCAAGGTCACGAGCCGGCGTATCAGGATCACCCACAGCCTGAGCAATACGAGCCCGCATAGCCACCAACAAATCCCGCGTAGAACCGTCCTCAGCGGCCTGCACGACAGTCATCCGATCAGCCACGAATGAACCTCCGATTTGGGAAAAAACTACGGGGAGAGATGACGCCTATACCCAGCGGGGTTTCTCTTGGCGGGGTGGGGTGGCCTCCCCCTGGGGTTAGTCGAGTGACCCTGACCGGCGAACGATTGGCGCGACGAGCCTTGCCCGTTTCTTGGAGTTGCACTCGCGGTGAGCCGCTTTGACGTTGCTTATCGTGTCCGTTCCGCCTTTGGAGAGCGGCACCACATGGTCTATGACGAACGACCATGGATCCAAGTGAGGCAGCGTGTAGTCAATTGCCTTGCCGCAGATGTGACAGGCTGGCTCGTCACGCTTGATCCTTGCCCGCATCCTATGACGGTTCGCACTATCCCGCTTCACCATCTAAGCGCCGAGTACCTTGGCTTGTTTGGTTGAGTTGCATTTGAAGCAGGCGCATCGGGCGTTGGCTAGCGTGTGTTGTCCGCCTTCCGCGTATGGGATGACGTGATCCACTGTTGCCGCGTTGGGTTGGTAGCAGTCAGTGTTGGGATCTACTTCAATCCCGCAGAGGTAGCATGTCCAGTTGTCTCGCTCGAAGACTTCGGTGTTCGTGAAGTGTTCGATGATGGTTGCGCCGTGCTCGCGTGCCCGGAACGTGGAAGCTTCGACGTAGTTGTAGCTGCGTGTGTACTTCTGCCCGGATAGTGCGTGCCTGCATTCGGGTGAGCAGGTTGGTCTGCGTTCCGCTTTGTATGCCCGTTCTATTGCTTTGTTGCATACTGTGCAGTGCGTGGTGGTCTTGGCGTGCCGGTTTGGGTGGTGGGTTTGGTTGTAGTGGGTCCCGCAGAGCCCTCGTGCCCGTAGCGGCCTGCCGCATCCTTCGCGGGTGCATGTCTTGGTGGGACTGTCAGCCTTGGTTCGCATGTGTGGTTTCTCCCTGGAAAAGGCGAAGGCCCCACGTTCCAGGCGTGGGGCCTTCTGTCCGGGGTAATCAGTCCCGGAATCTTATTGGTGTTGGTTCCGCTTGGTTTACGTAATCAGGCGGCGGTGAGTTCCATGCCGCCCATGAGTGCGACACCGTTGCGGATGCGGTAGACGAATGGCCATGATTCGGTGTCGTTGTAGTAGTTAAATGCGAAACCCTGTTGCCAATTTTCTACAATCCTTGCTGGTCGCCCGTCGCTGCTGATGGCGCCGTGAACACTTGGCACTGCACCGTCTACCCGGCATAAGCAGCCGGGGTTAGCTGAGTATGACTCGATGGCTTCACCGCGGGGACCGATCACGCTGTGGTAGGTGATTTCTGCCCGGTGTGTGTGTCCAGCCCACGTGTTGAGGTGCGGGTGTTCGTGGACGTACTGTGCGGTGGTGGATCCTTTAGCGTTGGCTTTTGTGCCGTGGATGTTGCGTGTGGTGTCGTTGTCCCAGTCCACTGCAGCGGGGTAGGCGTCAACGTATTGGATGTTGAGCTCATCCAAGCGCAGCAGGTAGGGCAGTGACATGACGGGCCATGACTTGGGGAGGCCGGCGCGTTTGAGGCCGAACGCTGCGACGGCGTTGGCTTCGATGAAGTTCTGCATGCGCTTGTCGTGGTTGCCTTCGATGACGATTATTTCAGCATCGGGGCAAGCAGCACGCAGCTTAGCCAGGAACTCGTGACCTGTATCCAAAGCGGATTGCGTGGTATTCGCGAACGCTGCTTCTTGAGCGAACCTGCCCTGCGATGCGAGGTCGAGGAAGTCGCCAAGGATTTGGATCTTATCCGGCTGGTACTGCAACGCTGCTTGGATGAAGCATTCCATTGCGGCGGCGTCGTGGAAGGGGTCCATGGTGCCGTCTGGGAGTAGCCGGTAACCGATCTGCGTGTCAGCGCCTTTGAGGGCGAGTTTGAGGTCGCGTGGCGGGTTGACGGGGCGTTGTTTGAGTTCAACGTGGACGGGTTTGGCTTGCTGGATGACAGGCCAAGCAGGTTCGCCGTCCTTGCCCTCAGTTTTAGGGCGGACGTTCAGCAACTTGTTAAAGAAGCCGCCAGTCGGGACACTCGTCCAACCGTAGCTAAAGGTCACACGGTCTGGGTCTTGCCCAGTGGACCGGATGAACTCTCGGTAGTCCTCAAATCCCCACGGACGTGTGGAATAGCGTACATAAGTCGAGGACCCGTCTGAGCCATGCGTCTCAGACTCCGTGACAGGAGATGCGGACTTGGAGCAGGAGCAGGCGCCCCTGCGGTGGTCACCAATGGCCGACTTAGACATTCCGAGTGCTTTGGCTGCTTGGCGGGAGGTCATAGCGTCGGTCTCTGGTGTGGCTAGGAGACCATATTTGCAGGCTGCCATGTTGCTCCTTCGCTCATAAGGTTGATGGACGGCTTACTGACTCGCAACGCGTTTCAGATTTTTGGCCGTTGGTGTTGGGCCGTCCTCGTGGGAGCAGCAGGAATCGAACCTGCCGTGGACTGATTTACAGTCAGCCCTGTCACCTTGGCTCTTCTACTCCCGTTGCCATTTACCACGCGTCCGTGGCTCCGGTGATGGCTCACCGCCCCGCGCTGTACCGTGTAGGCGCTACAGGGACTAACGAGCGCCACAATGGGCGCTGTGCCCTGCCGCCGAAGCAACAGGGGTTGAGCAGGGCATTGAGGGATCGAACCCCAATTGGCGGGTTTGGAAGCCGCTGTCTTGCCATTAGACGAATGCCCCGATGGACCCCGCAAGAACATGAGCTTGCGGGGCTATTTAGTTGTCCGGTCCCGGTTGCGGGGTTTCCGGTGGTTTGGTCCTGTGGTGTGGCAGCGCTGGGCATGCGCCACGTCTCAGATGAGCGGCTGAGGGAAGGCGTTCACCACACCACAGGGGCTTTTAGCGGGTTCCAGGCGGATAAGCGCCGAACCCTTGCGAAGGCTTTGAATCGTTGATGCCGAGGGTGATGGGGATTTCGATAGTCCCAATCTCTTTGGGTTCGTCCGCGCCAACTTGAATGAGGACCTTCGCGAGGATGCTCTTTACTACAGCGGCCATGGGTTGCTCATTTCTTGAGGTTGGTTAGCTCGGTGGCTTCGGGCGGTTGGATGTGGTCATTCAGGAACCGTGTCTCATCCAGGAGGTGGAGGACGTTGCACCGAAGCTTGATAATCGGCATCGTTTCGCGGGCGTGATGAGCGCACCAGAACAGTTCGCCGCTGTTGGGGTAGCCGGCGTCGTTCAAGCCGGTTTCGATGATGACGTGCACGTACGCTCGACTGCCGCAAGCATCGCACCGGTGGAGGGCGTTCAACGTGGGTTTGTGCATGTCAGCGGCCATCGTCTGCCCCGATTCGGCAAAAGGAAAACCCCCACGTGTGTGAGGGTTTCCGAGGTATGAATATTTCAGGCTAAATTCATGGTAGGACAAAACAGTGCAACTTGTCAACACTTCTTGCACTAAGTTGCGGAACTCTTGCCCTGCGCTTCTCTCTTGGCTAGTTCGCGGTCGATGTACCAGCGTGCTTTTTTCAAGTCCTCAACCGCGTCTTTCTTGAGGTCGCACCGCCAAATGTATTTGAGCGCGTTGCCGAGGTTGAAGCCCATGTGTTCGGTGATCTGGATGCATTCGATACCGGATGGGTGGTTGGTGTAGTGGCGCGGGTGGTTCACGACGTCGTTGGTCATGCTGCCTCGATTCCTGCTTGGTGTAGTTGGTTGTGCCATGTGACGTGCTGCGTGGCTGGGTGAACGCCGGGGCCTTTGTAGATGATGGGGGCTTGCATGCCGCAGAGCTGGCAGATGGCGATGTCCCCTGGAATGAAGCTGCGGACAAAGATGTTTTGGAACGTGTACGGGTTGTTGCGTTCGTTGACGGTTTTGGCTGCGAGGGCTTCGACCACGCTTGGGTCCGGGTTGGCTTCGCGGAGGCTTTGCAGCGCCTTGTCGAGCACGCCCCCTTCGTCGCGTCGGATGAACAGGTATTCGGCCTCTATCGCCATGGCTGCGGCTTTGTCCTGGCGGCGGGGTTGCCCGTCTGGACGTGTGCCTAGTTCTTTGTCAGCGGCGGTCGCGATCAGTTGGGCAAGGCGATTAGTCTCGTTGTTCACTCTGTCACCTCCGCGACTTCGTCAACCCGGATGAACCATGTCTTGCCGTTCCGTCCCCAACCGCTGAGGTCCAACGCTTTGGACTCCGCTTCGCTGTAGCTGTCAGCGACGACGGTAACCGGGTGGGCGTAGCCTGAGTGGCGATTAAGTGGGCCTACCTTGAACTCGTAACGGGCGCTCATGCGTTGTCCTTGTCTGGGGTGAATAGCCTGAGTGCTTCGCCGGTTACCGCGCATCGGTCGCAGTACCAGACGCCTTCGTGGTTGTTGTCCGGGTTCCATGGGTTGGTGAAGGTGCCGCGCGTGGTGGCTGGTTCGGGGGTCTTGTGGATGGTGGATACGCAGTCGCTCATTCGGCCACCATCCATCCGTTGCCGTCGTCCACGACGAGGACGGCGGGTACGTCCATTTGGGCGAGGTTGAGCTGTTGGCGGGCCTCCGCTTCGGTTTCGTATGCGGTGACGCCGCGCCATGACACACCCCAACGCAGACTCATGCTTCCTCCCGCAGCGCTTCAACAACAGCGCGAGCTTGCCACAGATAGCTCTCTCGGGTCCACTCCATCAATTCAGAGAGGTCGGAAAGCGGCGGGTCGCTGGGGTGTTTCGCATTCCACAACCTCAGCGCCGCTCGTTCTATCGCGGCCTCACTGAACATCACCTCATCGGCGGCGGCCAGAACTTTCCGGGCGTCATGCATCCGATTGAGCCTATACGCGGTCAGGCTGGGGTCATCCCAGTCAGCCGGCCTTACGGAACGGGCGTTGATCATTCTCGCGGCGGCTTCCACGCGTGCGCTCATGCTGCGGACTCCTTGTAGCTCGCTGTCCTAACCTCAGCGTTGGCCATCGCCAAGCGAAGCTCGATCGACGTTGAACCGCCTTCGCCCGTCCCGGTCCCGTATTTCATGACTAGCTGCATGAGTTGGGCATATCCTCGCTCGTCAACATCGATCGTGTACCTGTAATGCAGTGGCGGTTCCTGGCTCATGCTGTCCTGCCTTCGAGTGGTGTGCGGCGTTCTTGGTGGTAGAGGTCGAGTACGTCGTTGAGCCGGTACGCGGGTGGGATGGGTTCGCCTTGTTCGTTGGTGGCGGGGTTGGCGCGCTCGAGTTTGGGTGGGTTTCCGTTCCTCGCGGTGGCCCATTTGCGGATCCGGTCAGCGGTCACCTCGATCCCGTACTCAGGCGTGCTCAACTTCCGGCTGAGGTCTGCGGGGGTGCCGATGTGCTGCCCGAACACACCCAAAGCGAACTGCCGCCACGCGACCACCTCATACGTGGTCGAGCACGTCCCACACCGGGCCTCGGGTTTTCCTTTGATGGCGTAGAGGTCGGTGTCGCATTCGGCGCATCTGCCGGCGAACACGCGGGGTTCACGGCGTGTGCGGGCTTGGTCGAGGCCACGTGCGTGCTCTTGCAGGGCGTTGTGGAAGTCGTTGCCCCAGAGCTGCCCCACAATCCATTTGGCACGCGTGTACAGGTAGTTGGTGAGGGAGTGCACGTCCCGTCCCGTCAAGCCTTCCCCGGTTTCCATGGCGACCTTGAGCGCACGATCCATCAAGAAGCGGTGAGCTGCTATCTTGCGGTCTATAAGGTCAACGTCAACGGGTAGGGGCGCGTGTTCCTGCGACCCCCCACCCATGCGCGGGCCGTACGATGCTGTCATGGTCCCGCGTCCGATGTTCACGGACGCCACCACCTGATCCAACACCGTCAACGCCCGCTCCAACTGCGCCTGAGTAACAGTCATGCGTTGCTCCTGCTTGGGTCGCCCCAGTTAGCTGCTGATTCCCACATTCCGGCTGGCACTTCGTAGGTGAACAGCCCACCACGGAATGACGATTCCCAGAATGCGAAATGGAAGAGTGTTTTGTGCAGGGATCCGATAACCGACTCGCAACCTGACCAGCCCATTGTGATAAGCGTGATCTTCTTACGCGGTCGGCCCCAGGTGTCTAGCGAGTCTTCAACTCGTGCTGATCCGTTGCGCATGAGCTGTTGCGTGTAGTCGAACAGTTCGGACGGGGAGCCGTAGAAGGTTTCGAGGTTGAGTAGCGCCGCTTCGGTCGGGTATCCATCTCCGTCAAACAACTCGCTCACGCGTCCCCCTTGAGCGCCGCGACGACAGTACGGACATCGTAAGGGTTGGCGGTTTGCTTGCCGATCATGTGGTCATGGCCCGCCTGTCGCCCCTCCTGCCACGCTGCCGCCAAGAGTGGGAGGACCGCCTCCGCCACTCGCTGGTCGGCTTCGAACACTGGCGTTATGCCATCTGGATGCACGCGCAGCAGAACGCCACTACTCACATCAACCGTCACCTTGGCAATCAAGTCAGTCAGTTCATCGCGCTTGCTCACGTGTTGCTCCTGGTTTCGTGTTCGCATGGTTGGTGGTTGAGGGTCCGGGCGAGTTGGGGGATGTCATAAACACCGTTGCCGCGCATGAGTTCGAGTTGGTGACGCGCACGAGCAAGCTGCTGAGCCGCCTCACACATCAGAGGCCCAGCCTTTCCCGGATCTGCTTTGCCACGGATGACCACTCGTCAGCACCCATCCCGTTGGATTTGTCCAGCGACATTGCGGTGTCGTCCTGCATGCTCCACAGGGCGATGAGGTTGGAGGTGCGCTGCTCGTAGGCGAGGGCGAGAGTGGCGACTCCTTCTATGGAGTTGCGCGGATCACTGTAGTCTTCAAGGTCTTCGGCATAAGGGTTGCCAGGAATCGTGCTCATGTTTTCTTCCCTCCGATAATCAGTGCGTGTAGTTGGGGGTTGGTGGTGGCGTAGTTCGGGGATGTCGTATCGTCCGGTGCCGCGCATTTGGTCGAGTGCGTAGCGGGCCTTCGCGAGCTGACGGGAAGCCTCACACATCACTTCCACCACCTAGCAGGTTTCGCCCACACGATCGACAGGCTGTGATGTGTCTTCCTTCCCGCGCTCGTCTCTCCGTCAGGCAAACGCAGGGCAATGCCGATGATCTGCCGTGGATAGCGGTTCCAGTTGATCAGGCGCGGCGAACGGCGGGCGTTCCAAGTTGTCACGGCATAGGGCTTGCGCAGTTTGCCGAGCGGGGGAACGAAACGGCGCCGCTGATCCTCCGCGCTCATGCTTCGCTCCTGAGCGCGGCCTCAACAGCGGCACGGAGTTTGGCAGATAGACCGCAGGTGCTGTCGTCAAAGCCGCGTTCGTACTCGCTCACGTCCGGGTCTGCGCTGATCATCGTGAGCGCTTGGCTGAGGATCGAGTCAACGGCTTTCACGGCGGCGAGTAGGCGGGCAGTGTCCGTAGGGGATGCAGCGATAAACACGGCGTCACGCTCTGGCCGGTTGCCGACGTAGCCGAGATTGATCGGGTTCAGCTCTCCCGACTCGGCTACGACGTACAGCGAGAGGTCGTGGCGCACCGTCTTCCATGGCCCCGGTGTTGCCGCGTTCAAGCGTTCCTGGATGGGTTCGAGCAGGGCAGGGATACCAGCGGCGGTCATGCCGTCCTCCCTTCGTGAAGCACCGTGAGTTCTGGCGGGAAGCCGTTGAGTCCGATGAACTCGAATACTGCTTCGGATGGGATCTGGCCGATAGCTTCGGGTGTGCACCATCCATCGCCGCCGAACTCGTTTGAGCCACGATGGAACACGACCGTGAATGGAACGTTTCGTGAGTGCGAGATGAGCGCGACGATGGCTTGCAGCGGCAGCGTGTCGAGTTCTTCGGTGGTGGTGATCGTGCGGGGCTTCCGGTAACCGAGGTTGTGGAGGTGTTGCGCGAGTGGTTCGCTGAGGTCCACGGGTGGGCCGTCAATAACGGTGATGCCAAGGCCGCGGATGTCCTCGGCCAGTTTGTCGCGTTCGTTGCTCATTGTTTTGGCTCCTGTGTGAGGATTTGGTGGAGTTGTTGGGGTGGGAGGTTCCGCAGCTTCGACGCCAACACGGGCGGGAGGCTGGTGAGCTGGTCAGGGACGGTCATTGGTTCGCCAGTTCGAGCAGCACGTCCGCGTGGCACGGCTGATCGAGTGGACACCAACAGGCGAGGTTCTTGCCTTCGAGCTTCTTGACGGCTTCGCGAAGGTCCGGTTGGTAATCCATGCGCCCGCCAAGCCAGTAGGTGAAGTCATTGGCGAACAACTCAACGCTCCGCCTGACTGCCGAGGCTTTGGTGTTGTGGTAGGGCTCGTAGTCCACGTCGTTGTCATCAAACACGAGCCAGGTTCCGTTGACCTCGACGGGCCTGAACGGGTTGCCGTAGATGGTTGGGCGTCCGACATAGACGGTGTTCTCCGGCATCCGCCATCCTTTGGTGCGCTTCCGCTGCACACGCTGCGGGCTCACTGATTCACCTCGTATTGGGCGTCGAATGATTCGCCGTATTCGGCGTACATGTTCCGGATTTCGAGTGCTTGACGGTAGCGCTCTCGAACCTGCGGGCTGTCGTAGTCGGCCCAGCCGTGGCAGTGCTGCTTGACCGCTACCTTTGCGCCTGCCAGCTCGGCAATGGCGGACATGGCGGCGTTGTAACGATCCGGACCAAACACCGGGTGACTGTAGCGGCTCATGTTGTTGCCTCGATGTCTTTTGCGATGGTGTGTGCGGTGAGTTTGAGTTCCCGGACGAGGCCTCATTGCCCGCCTTCGTCTAGGCCGTCGATGAGTTCGAACAGGTGGTTCAGGTTGTGATGCTCAGGATGGGTTGGCATGATGTTCGCCGGCTTCCATGCTCCGGGGCGGGCCGCTCATAACCCGCCTGATGCACACCAGTTTACACCAAAACCCGCAAGAAAGTGCAACACTTCACGAACTTTTACCCGGTCGTTTCCCCGACAGCAAAGCCACTAAATCATCCACCGTCATAAACACAACCTGCCGGCCAGGATCCGTCGTCCCACGACGCTTAGCCACCACCACACCCGCGATCGCGTCCGGCAGGTTCAGCCGCTCAACTTCAACCTCAGTGAGCCAAGTGCCGACAAGGAAACGCCCACCGTAATCCTTCGCCTCAACAGCAACCGGCAAACCATTGAACGTCTCCACATTCCCGATATCCCCGCGGTCATTCGCCCCATATTTCGGCTGCCGATCGATAAACCTCGACACATGAGCCCGCAAATAATCCGCAACCGAACGCTCATGCCGGGAACCAGCAGCCTTCGCACTAGACCGTGACCTAGGCACAGAAACCCCCCTCAAAAGCCACAGCCGGGATTCTCCCAGCCTCGCGTGCGCGCCCCGAAAGGATGGACGCCCCCTGCTTCAATCGGCCCTCACATGGGCTTTTATGGCTTTGGGTCATGATGCGATCGCCCTTTCGTTGTAGAGGTGATTGTTTCGGTTGCGATTGCAGCGGCGGTGCGCGAGCTTGAGGTTTTCCAGCGCGTGGGATGACCTGATGTCGGAAACTGGGATCAAGTGATCGACTGAGAGCGCGTCATCATGATGACCATGCAGGGTGTAGTCGATCGGGCTGAGGCAGATGTGGCAGTCAAGCCCGTCACGTTGTACGAGGTCGGCAACAGATGGCGTCTCACGGTCGCCAACTGGAAGCTTGAGGGCCTTCCGCCGCGTCTTCCAGTTATGCCAGAGAGAAACTCCTGGCTTGGAGCGATACGCGGGTCGGGCCTCACGCTTGCAGTGCTCGGAACAGTACTTCGCCTTGGCGTGTGCGGAGTGCGGCACAGGGCTCCCGCAATGGGCGCATTGGACGTCGATCATGATGCACGTTCTTTCAGGGTTGTTTCACGTTGTTGTTTTCCGGCTTGGATGAGTTGCGCCCAGCGTTGTGGGTCGCGTTGGCGGAGCGGGATGGTGTCGGAGGGTTTGGTTGGGGCTGCGGCGAGTGCGCGTTGTTTGGCTGCGTGTGAGGCTTGGAGTTGCCGCGCCCTGGTGGCGATGTCGGCGGGTGTTGGCGCGGTCGGGTAGAGGCGCTTGTATTCCATGACGGCGAGTTTCGCGGCGCCTGCGCTGACGTTGGCGAGTGCGTGGTGCCATGCTTCGGTGGCTTCGGGGCCGTACATGATGCGCGGGTCGATCTTCGCCAGCCAGCCGACGAAAGCGACTGTTTCTCGGTCTTGCATCATGCCTCGATTCGGAGTTGGTCTTGGGAGCCGCGGAGGTGTTGGAGCATTTGGTTGGTTGTGGCGTCAACGCGTTGGGCGTGGGTGATGGGTCCGGTGTTCCTCGGCGGCAGGGGCTCGTCGTCCCAGCAGCCGTTGTTCAACCATGTGGCTGGGTGCTTCGTGAACTCTGGCACCCGGTTCGGATCGGAGGCGTAGGCCCGGACCCCGGTGAGCAGCGTCTCGGCGCTGACTCGTTCCCTGGCTTTCGCATAGGCTTTCTCGGCTGCGGCGCGGCCCGTTTTGCGGGGATATTCCAGGTACCAATCCAGGAATTCATCCGGGTGCGGACGCGCTTGCGCGTCTTTTGATTTAGCTACGTTAGTAGCTAAGTCTTTGTCTATGTCTATGTCTGCTACAGGTTTGCTAGCGTTTTGCTTAGCATTTGCTTTAGCACTTGCTAGACGGTTTGCTTTGGTTTTGCCACCCAACCTGCCAGCCTCGGAGCGTTTCTTACGGAGTTCCGCTATCTCCTGCGCGGACTGCTGGTGCTCCAAATAGTCGTGCATTTCGACATGGTCATCGTGGAGGATCGCGTAATCGATCAGGAGCTCTTTGCGAACCTTTTGCGGGAGGCGGTTGAACAGGGCGAGGGGGATTTTCCCGTCCGTTGATGCCCGGTGCGAGTAGCACCAGAACTCGATCACGGCCCGGAAGGCTTTGTCTGAGAGTCCGATTGTTTTGGGGTGTTCGGGGAACCCGTCATGCACTTTGATGAAGAACCTATCGTCAGCCATTCCGTCGCCTTTCTTTGGCTTGTTGTTCCCTGGCTTCCCGCATCGCGGCCTTGCGCTCGGCGTCCGCGGTTCGGCGTTGCACCTTCCGCGCCTCAGTAGCCGCACTCACGCGGCATTCCGTTCTTGCGCTTGGAACGCTGCCAGCATGTCCCGCAGGGCCGCAACGGCCTGCTGAGGAACGACGCCGTTACCGCAGGCTTTGAGCTGCTCGTTGCGGCTGATCCCGATTGCCGGGTCCGTTACCCAGCCGTTGGGGAGTCCCATCATCCACTCCGTGAAACGCGGGCTTAGGCGTTGTCCGCCAGCTCGTCCAGTAGGTTCAGTTGGCCGGGGAGCTGGCCGACTAGTGACGAACTCCCAGCGTCGGATGGCTGGCTCATATTTTCCCCAATTTGTTTCGCTACTCCAGGTAGTAGCAATTCGTTTGACCGACTCCCAGAACGCCCCTGAGAGCCACCCATCATCATCCCCACAGTCGGAGTCGGCAGAAGGTGCATGATCGCCGGCAGCGGCCAGTCCCCGGAGGACCCCCTCTGATTCGGCCCTCCTTTCTCGCCATCTGACGCCTTCGGGGTCGGCAGCATTGGTATGCGCCCGCCAGTCTCCAGGAGGCCGTTCTCCGTCAATATTGCGAGGTCGGTGACTACCTTCCGCCCAGGCTTCTTCCTGAGATGATCTTCTGGGGAGTTGCCTGACGGTTGAGCCACTGGAGTTGGAAGAAGATGGATGGGCAACAGATCCATCACTTGGGCCTCTATCAAACCCCGTTCCTTGTTGCGTATTTGAGTGGCCCCACCCTGAGGACCCGCCCCTTTCCACATTCTTGAAGTTGGCGTCCCTAGCATTGCTACGTCGGGCAAGGACGAAGACTCTGAACCGTGAGTGACAAGATCCAACGTGCGTGATGCCATATCCCTCATTGGCTTCTGCTCCAGCTCGTATGCCACGCCATTGACAGTCATACCCGAGGTCGGAAAGGTCTCCGAGAACACGTCCAAGTGCTCGCAGAACAACCCCTCCGTTTGAGGCGTCTCCCATACATCTCGGGCAGAATTCCAGATCGCTACTTGCTTCGGCACTGTAGGCTCCTCTTACGTTTTCCCAGCCAACCCATTCGGGCTGCTGAATGGCTATTGCTTCTCGCATGTTTACCCATAGGTTGGACCGCGTTCCCTCAGTCATGCCCTTGCGCTTTCCTGCTGCGCTGAGGTCCTGGCAGGGGGTGCCGCCGCTGATGATGTCTACTTGTTCGATTGCGGCCCAGTCGATCTTTGTCATGTCGCCGTGGTTGGGCACATCGGGCCAGTGATGTTGCAGGATCTTGGATGGTGCTGGGTCGAACTCGCTGAACCATGCTGTTTCGGCGCCGAAGACTTCTTCCACGGCAAGTGCAAGTCCGCCGTACCCGGCGCAGAGTTCTCCTGCTCTCATGCTGCGATGTCCTTTGCGTATCCGTCGTGTGTGGGGTCGTCTATGAGGTCTTCGTCCCAGGCGAGGGGTGGGAGCCAGCCGTTGTTTCGGGCGACGATCCGGGCGCGGGTGGCAGCACGTGACGGTACAGGGTTTGGGGTCATTTGGAGCCGGGTGAAGACATCAGCTATTGCTTGGGCCGTTTCAGCGCGAATGTACTTTTGCTTGAGTACGTGCCTTGGCTTGTCCGGGTGGATGCCGGCAAGTTTGGCTTGTTCTTCGAGTGGGTAGCCGATTGCGGCGAGAGCTTGGACGCGTCGGATGGTCCCGGTTGCGTTGGTTTTCCCTTCGGGTTTGGTTCGGTCTTCGAATGTGACCTTGAGGATGGATTCGGAAGTGTGGTTGATGATTGTTTTCTGGCCGTCAAGGATGCGCGAGATGGTTTGGTGTGCGTTGGCTGAGTGGTGAGCGATTTCGGCTTTTGTCATGCCTTGTTTGAGTAGGTTGCGGATGTGTTTGCGGGCCGCTGCTGCGTCTACTTTGTGGGGGCGTGGGCGTCCGTATGCTTCGAGGCGGCGGTGTCGGTCGCGTTTCTGGGTTGCGTCGTTGGTGCATGGGGTGCAGCGGCAGGCGTGGGTGAGGTAGTTGTTGCGTGTGCCGTGGTAGTGCTGTGTCCTGGGGCAGTGGCAGTCTTTGTTGGGGGTCATGGGTTTTCTTCGAATCGTCGGGCGAGGTCTGGGCGGTTGTGGCGTCGGAGCCAGCGGGCGAGGGTTGTTTCGTTGGTGTATCCGATGGCTGTCATGGCGGCAGCGGTTGATTGGCCTTGCGCGAATTGCCATTCGATTTCTTCGATTTGGTGGGCAGGTTTCATGCCGATGCCTCGGTCAGGTAGTGCCCGCAGTTGGGGCAGGCTGTTTCAACGGGCATGAGGGTTGACTTAGTGAGGCCTTTGCGGCGCCTGTAGTTCCGCATGTATGCGTTGCGTGCTTCTTGGCATGGCTGGCAGGCCTCTTGTCCAAGTCGCTCGTGGGTTTGGTAGCCTCCGTAGGTGCCGCAGTTGGCAACCTCTCCCGTGCGGATCTGTAGCTTCATGCGACTTGCTTCCTTTCCCATTGTTCGGCTTCGGCGGTGGCCGCTTCGAGTCGTTTGCGTGCCCAGTGTTTGACGAGATTGTTCTTTGCGCGTTGCCGTTCTCGGTTGCGGTCCTGCCTGGTTGGGTAGTCGCGGTCTAGTTGTGCTAGGCCGAAGTCGTAGGCTTGTTCGCGGATTGCTTTGGCTTGTTTTTCGGCGGTTTTGATGATGGCTTGTGCGCGGTGGAGTGCTTCGATTTCGTTGCGTACGCCTTCGAGTCGGCGTGCTAGTCGGGCTCGTTCCATTTGTGCTTCGCGGAACGTTTTGACGAGGTTTTGTTCTTTCTTTCGGCTGGCGCCGAATGTGTATGTGGTGCTCATGGTTTGTCCTTGCTCAAGGGGGTTGGTGCGGGCGCCGACGATTGGCCGGCGCCCGCGGTGAATCTGGTGAGTTTGGTCTTATTTGCGATGCACGAAAGCGGCACCTGCCATGCCGAGCAAGAAGAGCCCGATCATGATCCACGTGATTACTTCGTCAGGCATTAGAACGGAACTTCTGACTGGTTGCCGTTTCCCCAGCCGCCCGCGTTCTGTGCTGCGGGTGCCGCCCAAGGATCCTGCTGCGGGGCCTGCTGGTTCCCGCCCCACGCTTGAGTCGTTGGGGCTCCCGTCGCCTTGCCTTGGTCAACATGTCCGCGCTGAGTGCGGTTGACCTTGGCGTTCGCGTACTTCAACGAGGGGCCGATTTCCTGGACCTCAAACTCGACTACGGTTCGCTTCTCGCCGTCTTTCTCATATGAGCGCTGCTTGAGAAAGCCGGACGCGATGATACGCATGCCCTTGGTCAGGGATTCGGCGACGTTCTCTGCAGCTTCCCGCCACACCGAGGCGCGGAGGAACAGGGTTTCCCCGTCCTTCCATTCGTTGCTGTTCCGGTCGAACGTGCGCGGCGTGGAAGCGATGGTGAAGTTAGCCACCGCATCACCACCAGGAGAAAACCTAAGTTCGGGGTCGTTCGTGAGGTTGCCAATAACGGTGATGGTGGTTTCGTTCGCCATGTGGTTAGGCTGCTTTCTTGTTGGTGGTCTTGGTTCGTAGTGGGGATCGGGTCCAGTGCCACGATCCGTGTTGGCATTGGTAGTAGCGGACTGGTTCCCCGCCTCGCGCGGCCCATACTGGGGCGTGTACGAGGCGGGATTCCTCAAGGGTTGAGGATTGGACTTTCCCGCAGGCGCAACGGTTACGCGGCATCGGGCGCGGCGTCATTCAGGAGGTCGATGATCCTGGTGGCCTCCGCTTTGGTGATGTCGCGGCGGGAGGTGAGTTGCCTGCCGATGATGGACTCGAGGTATTCCTTTTGCGCGGACGTGCCATCGTCGGTAAACCCGTTCTGGTGGAGCAGGGCGAACATCATCTTCGATTGCGGTTCGGTGATGAGTTCGACGGCGGGTTCGTCCACGATTTCGGCGGGTTCATCGTCGGCGGGTGCGGGCAGGTCAGCCGGGGGTTCGATGGGCGTGACCGGTCGGCGGGACCGGGTTTGCTTGGGCTTCGGTTCCGGGGCTGGTTCGGGTGCCGGCGCCGGGGCGGGGTGCTGGTTATCAGCCTGCGCCATTTCCTCCGCGGTGTAGATGCCTGACAGATCTTGCGGGAAGGCCTTGCGGAGAGCCAACGCCTCGGCGCACTTGGCGATCATGATCGCGCCCTTGGAGGACCACATCTGGGTATAGCTGCCGTCCTTGTTAGTTCCGGCGTACTCGCTAAAGAGGGCGACGGCGGAGAACCGTTCGCCGCCGCGGAGGACAGTCACCTTGGCTGCTGCGGGCGCGCTCTTGGACAGCCATACGTCCCGCCACTGTCCGTCTTCGCCGCACCAGAGGGTGTCCTCGTAGCCAAACTGTTCGTTACGGCGGTCAGCAGCACGGCGAGCGATGAGTCGGTAACCGTCGATGCCGGTTTGAATCGTCTGCTTGACGCCCTGCTTGGTCCAACGCCCGATCATGTATATCTGGCGGGCGAACGGATCCAGGCCTGTTCGTACTGCTTGGTGGAAGAACACGGCGAGGTCTTCGCGGGTTGCGTTCTCTACCCCGAGCTGCCGGAGGACTGCTACCTGGGGCTGGGTGAATTCGGATTGGCCGTCCTGGATAGTCAGGGCGGTGCTTTGGTGGCGGATTGCTAGGGTGCTCATTGTGTTCTCCTAGTTAGGCGGCTGCGCTGAGGGGCGCGGCCATGGGTTCGGGGATCAGGTCACGCTCACGGGTGGTGTAGTACGTGTACGCGGCGGCGCGGAACATCGCGTAGTGCCGGTCAATCGCCTCGGGGTCCGGGGCGAGCAGGTAGAGGTTCGTGCCAAGGGGCGCGTCGCCGTAGCGGGCGTTCTCCCCTTCCCGGTCCATGGGGGTCACATGCGCGACGTAGGTGGCGACAATCTCCGGGAGCTTGAGTTCGGTTTCCCCGTCCGCGTCTGTCGTGTAGAAGTCAGCCTTCGAATACGCGGCGGTCTGCAACTTCGTCTCCCCGTACACGCCCTTCGCGGTCTTGAGGTCGATCATCACGACCTTGTCCCCGTGGAGTTTCGGGATGCGGGCCAGGAGGTCGAACCTGCCGGCGACGTTCTTGCCGGGGTAGATGTTGCGGATGCCGACGTTGCATTCGGAGAGGACGGGTTCGACGCCGAAGCGGTCGAGGAAGTCGAGGTATCCGTCGATGTATCCGGAGAGCTCATCATCGAAGGTGACTTCTTCGCCGTTGTGGAGTGCTTCGGCGAGGGCGTGGACGGCGGTGCCGCGTTCGGCTGCTTTGTCGCGTACGTCCCATGGTGCTTTGCGGATGGTGTCGTATGGGGCGCCGGGGTTGTCTATTGCGTATTGGGCGGCTTGGTTTGCGGCCCAGTAGGGGAGTGCTGGTTTGGGGATGGCGCCGCTGAGGATGGTGGTGACGCTGGTGGGGCGTTTGCCGTCGAGTGTGTAGCGGTGTCCTTCGTGGCTGAATTTGAGGCTCATTCGGGGTCCTGTTCGAGGTTGAGGGATTGGATGGTGGCTTGGATGGCTTGGGCGCGTTGCTCGCGTTCGTACTGCTCTTGGGTGGTCATGATTACTCGATGTCTTCGCGGGGGAGCGGGTCAGTGGTGGGCTGGCAGCCGCAGCCAGGGTTTGCGCATTGGGAGAAAGTCTCGGGGGTGGCCCACGCTTCGTCAGGGTCAAGCGGATCCGGGAGGCGGGTCATCGGTTCGCCAGTTCCAGGAGCACGTCCGCGTGGCACGGCTGATCGAGTGGACACCAACAGGCGAGGTTCTTGCCTTCGAGCTTCTTGACGGCTTCGCGAAGGTCCGGTTGGTAATCCATGCGCCCGCCAAGCCAGTAGGTGAAGTCATTGGCGAACAACTCAACGCTCCGCCTGACTGCCGAGGCTTTAGTGTTGTGGTACGGCTCGTAGTCCACGTCGTTGTCATCAAACACGAGCCATGTTCCGTTGACCTCGACGGGCCTGAACGGGTTGCCGTAGATGGTTGGCCTGCCGACGTAGACGGTGTTCTCTGGCATCCGCCACCCTTTGGTGCGCTTGCGCTGGATCCGTTGGGGGCTCATGCTGTCCGCCTGATGACGGTGCCGGTGAGGCCGAGCATGTCCAGGAGTTCGGGTGCTCGGTGGTGGACGATGATCGTGGCGTGATCAATGACTGAGTTGCTGACCGGGTGAACGATCGGGGAGTAGGACAGGGCGTCCTTGTTCACAATGAGTTTCAAGGTCACGACAAGCTCCTAACGGGTAATCGGGGCGAGGATGATGGCACATTCAGAGGCGTGGATGGATTCCCCGCAGTCAGGGAAGAGCACTATGCCGTCACGGTTCAGGAAGTCGATAAACCCTTGGCAGTAGGGCTTGACCATGGAAATGTGCGAACAGAAGACGCGGACGTAATGCGTTGCGGGGCCGTCCGTGTGGACTCGCTCAGTGTCATGCCCGACCGATTCGCACGGCGGCGCATCTATTTCCCCCACCAGCACTTCAAGGGCCGTCACGGTTTCGATGCCTGCTTGGACGGTCATTGCCGGCGTCCTTCCATGAATGTGTCCCAGATGGCTAGGGCGTAAGCGAACAGGAAGACGAGGATTCCGGCGCAGGCCGTGAATCCGATGGATGCGCAAAGGTAGATGAGGACAAGTTCCGGGCTCATGCCGCCACTGCCTTCAAGCCGAGTCGTGCGGCGCGGCGGATGAGTCGGGCCTGCGCTTGACGGACGTTGATCTGCCGAATCGCATGCGCATTCTGCTGGGCAGCCAGATGTGCGAATTCGATCGCGTCATCAAATTGCAAGGGGGCGGTTTCGATGCCGTTCTCCCAGACGCGGGAAAGGTATTGGACCCTGAACATTCCGCGTTCGGCTATGATACGGGGCTTGGCGCTCAGGTCTTGGTCCCGAAGTCGCTTTGACGGCCATTCGAATTTGTAGGTGCTCACTGCTCTCCCTTTCGGTGGGAATCTGCATCGTCTTCCATGCGGGTTTGTTGCTGTTCTTCGGCTGCTTCGCGGTCCGCGTAGTAGAACCAGTCACGGGGTTCGGTCCAGTCGAAGGATTTGCCGGTTTTCATGCGTCCTCCGAGAACCTGGACTCAAGGTCGCGCATTTCTTCGCCGAACTCCTTGATTAGCTTTCCGCCGCTGTCAACGACTTTTACGTCCATGGCTTATGCGGCGTTCGGGTCGAATATTCGGCGGTCTTTAGGTTCGACTCCGAGCGCTTCATAAAGTCGATCGAGCCGGTTCGCTGGAATCGGTCGCCGCCCGACCTCGTACCCGGTGAGGGTGGTGTGGTCAATGCCGAGATAGGAGCCGAGGGCTTCGACGGTAAGGCCGCGCCTGTTCCTCTCAAGGGCGATGATGCGCCCGATACGCGCGTCGTCAATGTTCGTGATTTTCGCGACAGGTGTCCGCTTCTTGGTCAAGGGATGCTCCTAACTTTCGGTTGCTCATTTCGCCTCTCCCGCTCATTTGGAGGGCATGCGTAAAGACTATGCAACAACATGCCACTACGTCAACCATTTGGATGCAACAACTTGCAAAAACAATGTTTCCGCAGGTCAGAAAGGGGTTGTTCTTTCCATGGCGGGGCTGATGTTGCAAGAAAACTTACGCAAGAGCGAAGAAAAAAAGTTTTGGTGTTGCATCAGAAGCTGCGCAACCATGAAAGGGCGATACCAAGTAGCCCAATGAGCGGGGCCACCGGTACTCACGTAGGAATGAGCCCCGAAAGACACGTACCTGCACCCCTTGGCGGGCAGGTAGCAAACGAAGGACAGTTAGCGCATGAGCGACGAGAAGAACTCGAAAAACCTGCAAGGCCTCGCCTTGTGGATCAGTATGGCTCTATCCCGGAAGGGGCTAAGCCCGGACCACTTCGCTGTGGATCACCTGACCGGCTCCGCCAAGCGATCCTTCTACAACTGGTCTGCCGGCAGGAACGCGCCGCAAAAGTCCAAGCACCCCGAAATTGAAGCCGCGCTTGGCTGGAAGTCCGGGGCAATCGATCGAATCCTTCGGGATGAGTTCGTGACTGAACAAGACGTGTTCTTAGCGGACGAGGATAAGGCTGCAAGGCGGGCCTCTGAACTGTCTACGGATGAACTACTCACGGAACTCACCCGCCGCATGAAGGCGGCTGAGGCGATTGCTGAACAGCATGAGGCCAACGTGATCAAGATCGACGCGACCCTCCATGAAGGCAAGCCGGAAAGTAAGCCTGCTGATAAGCAAAACCATGGGACCGTTACGCCTCTGGGCACGCGTCGCAGGGCGCCACAGTATCAAGCGGCGCGGACAGAAATACCAAGTGATAGTCCACTAGACGACTCAGACGAGTAACGTAACTCGACACGCCGGATGGGTTTGTAAAACCGGCATATTAATCGTTCCATTTTCCCTAGCGGCCCTGCTGGGGGGTGGCGGTTAGAGGCGTTTGAGGGGCGTGTCGAGTGCGCGGAGTTGTGTACGAAGAACTCAGCGGTGGGGTGCTGGGGTACTACGACCACGAAGATGGTCTGATCAGGGTGGACCCGCGGAAGCCGCGGCGAAAGAGGCACGTGACGATCGTTCACGAGGCGTTCCATAGGACGCTGAAGCATGGGGAAGACGTAACCCCTCGGAGGGTGTCCAGGGAGATTGTCGTTGAGCGGATGACGGCTCTGTACTTCATTAGCTTCCGTGATTTGTTGGATGCGTTTGTGCAGTGCGGGTCGGTGGATGAGATGGCCCGGTTTCTGAATGTTGACAATGGGCTGATCTATTCGAGGTGGCTGGCGTTGACGCCGATGGAGCAAGCCATCCTGAATGTGTGCGGGCGGTCGTGCATCGGGATCGATTACCGGGAGCCTACCCGTGCGGATCTTACCGTAGTCGCTTGACACTATCCTGTAAACTGGTGTATAAGAGGGGGTTTTAATGCCACGACCACAACTAGGCATCGGCGAATACGGAGAAATCAGCTACTCCGCACGCAACGCCACTATCACCGCAAGGTGCAGATTCCGCGGACTCGACGGACAAACCCGGCAAGTATCAGCCACAGGGCCAACCAAACCCAAAGCCCTCGCCAACCTCCGGGCAAAAATCAAAACCCAGAAACGCGGCACGGACGACATCAACTCCGACACCCGCGTGGGCGAGCTCGCCGAGTCCTGGTACCGCGGCAAGCAAGCCCAAGGGCTCAAGTACCGGACGCTCGAACGCACACGCTCAGTGCTCGACAACCATGTGCTGCCGAGGATGGGTGCGTGGAGGATCCGGGAAGCGTCCACGTCGAAGCTTGATGTCTTCGTGCAGGACATCGCCGAGAAGCATGGACCGGCTACGGCGATCATCGTGCGGTCTACCTTGTCGGGGATCTTTGCAGAGGCCCAACGCTTCGATGCGGTGGTGGCTAACCCTGTCGCCGCGACTCGAGTCCCGAAGCGGAACCGTACCGCCATCCGCGCGCTTACCCTTGAGGACTTCCTTGGGATGCGGCAGCACGCCGAACAGGAGCTACGCCCACTCTCGAGACAAGAACGGCTCGAGCGCGCTAACGGGGACATACGCCGCATGGGAGGCGCCAACAGGGAACAAACCCCACTAGACATCATCGACTTCCTTATAGGCACCGGCGCACGCGCCGCAGAGGTGCTAGGGCTCTGCTGGTCGGACGTGCACTTGGATGACGAGGTGCCGTGGGTCATGATCCATCAACAGATCACCCGGAAGAAACTTGAGGGGCTGGTGTTCGCGCCAACCAAGGAATGCGACGAGCGCCGGCTCGCCCTGCCAGGGTTCGCGGTGACCATGCTGCGCCGCCGTCAGGAGCTGCCCCCGAACGAATGGGGGGCGGTGTTCACGAACGCCCGCAACAATCTGTTCGATCCGTCCAACGTCCGCTCCGTGTGGCGCGACCTGTTCAAGGACTCCGAATGGGAATGGGTAACCCAGAAGACCCTCCGCAAGACGGTCGCTACGTTGATCAACCTAGAACTCGGATCTGAGATTGCGGCTAAGCAATTGGGCCACGCATCCGACCGAATGACCAAACTTCACTACATAGAGCCGTCTAAGCTGCCGTCTGACCAGCGATCCGCGCTTGACGCCTTCGGTGCTTGATCTTTTCGTTGGCACGCTTCGCCGATGCCTTCCGGCAGCTATTGCAGATCACTCGCGGCCCGTGCTGGGTGGAGGTGAAAGCGTAGAGGTTGTCGCCGGTCATTGGGTGCCCGTGGCGGCATTCCTTTAGCGGCGTGAGAACGTTCATGCCCTCGCGGGCTACGCCTCCACGCACGCTGTTTTCCACGAGGGTGACAGGCTCTAGATGGTCTGGGTTCACGCACTTATGGTTTCGACATAGGTGATCCAGATGGAGACCTTCCGCGATATCCCCCTTGAACGCCAGCCAGGATGCACGGTGGCCGCTGAAAAGTTGAGGCTTCTTGGGCTCAATGCTTAGCATCATCTGCGCGTAGCCGCCTCGGACGGAGAGGCTTTTTTGCCACTCCCAGCATCCGTTGACCTTCTTGATGCTTGCCAGGATGCGGGCGCGGACCTTCGAGGCGTACGGCTCGGGGATGCTGGTTTTTGTGGTGATAGGCAT